GTTCGTCTCGGCCAACAATCTCACTCAAGTCGGCCTTGCTGACTGTCTTGCCCATGTCTAACCCTTTGAAAAGACGGACATCCCTGCAAGATTCTCAGCTGCAGAGAATCCGCGAGTTCGGTAACCCGTGTAGGGGGCGGCCCTCGGGGAGGACCCAGAAAAATCGGCCCCCGGCCGGGGCATCGCCTAGGTGTGGTCGGTCGAAGCCGACTCGGAAACGCCCAATCGCTTGGCGACCCAGCGTTCGTAAAGGCCGATGGCGACATCGGCGCCGGCCATCGCGGTCAGGCAACCCAAAGCGCCCGCCGTCCAGATCGACATGCCAGCGGCGATCATCAGCATCATCGCTGTCACACCGCAGGCGATACAGGCACCGGATCGCAACGCGAGGCGGCGTAACAACGCCCAGCCACGCGCCCCATCTTTATCGGCTCGCCACATCTCCCCCGAGACACCACCGACCAGGGCCAGGACGATCACTAACCAGATCGGCATCTCTGCCAGTGCTTGTTGCTCGTTTGTCATCGCCTACCCCATAAACGCAAAAACCCGGCGCAATGGCCGGGTTTGGTGGTGTGGTGCCTGCCGCTCTCTGCGGTCGCACCTATCGAAGATGACTACTTTTTACAGGTCGAATTTCCTGGCAGCAACCCCACTTTAATGCCACCCGGTGAATAAGTGGGTAACACCGGGTGAACGCCTAGCGAATGTCGGTGAATATCCCACCACGGCATTCTGTTGGTTTAGCGTTGTCCCATATGTCCCATGCTTCGAAATCTCTATGGGACGCCTGAGAGCGCCTAAATTCGGGGCTTTGCCCCATTGTCCCATCTGTTTTCTCTTTTCTCGTGTAAAGAAGAAAATCGAAAAACACGCGTGCGCGCGATAGCGCGTACAGCTCTGCGCTTCGCTCACACGGGCGGGAGGCGTTTTGAGCTGGGACAATGGGACAACCCAACAAATACAAGGCCCGCGCTTGTCCCATTACGTCGAAACGCAATGGGACAAGGTGGGCCAATGGGACAGCAATAGCCGGAGCCAAACCTGGGGTCACGCAGCCTTCCCCATCAGCATGCCGGCGATGTATTCGTGAGCCTCGTGCAAGCGCTCGTAGTAGGTTTTGCGGGAGCAGCCGCAATAGATGATCTTCTGCGTTAGGAAGCTGTCGTGATTGCAGTAGTGCTCGCGCACAACCACCGACAGCTGCGGCGGCAGATGCTTGTTCACGATCAGCTCGATATCCGCCGATTCGTCCAACAGCACCCGACTGCCCCGCGTACCACGGATCAACTCGCCCTTGCACTCCATCAGCATGGCGATCATGTTGCCGCCGCCCAACTCCGCCCAACTGTCGTGCGGGCTGTGCAGATCCTCTGCCCACAGCTTGAGCATTTCGTCGATTCGCTTAATCAAAGCAAGGCTCCTCGAACGCTTCCCGCTGCAAAGCCGAGGCGCCGCCCCACCCTACCGGCTTCTTGTAAGCCCAGGGACGCTGACCGCTTTTCACCAATGCCGGCAGACGCACACGCCGCCAACCCAACCGGTGCATGATCGCCCCCACCCGTATCTGCTCCGGTTTGCTCCAGTGTCCGTAGTCCAGCTTCAATGCGTTGGCCAGCACCTCGCTGCCGGTGGTGGTTTCGCCGATCTGCGACTCTTCCAGCCAGGTCAGAATTGGCCCTTCCCACTCATCCACCACAAAACGCTCGTCCTGCTCCTCGCCGAACATCGCCGCCTCGTCCAGCGTCACCCACCAGAGATCTCCCGCGTCGTAGCAGAACATCGCCTCGGCCCACAGCTGATCACGGATCGTGCGCAGCAGCTCCAGATCCACCTTTGTACAGGCCACCGGCCAATAGCGACGGTTTCCGGTCGCATCCTTCAGGTATTCGTCCTGGTTGGTCGTGCCCACGAACACACACTGGCGTGGCACATCCATGGTTCTGCGGCCATAGCTTTCGCGGTAGGTGTCGGTCGATGCCGAGAAGAACTGTTTGGCCTTGGTGCTCTCGGCCTTGTTGAAGCTGTCCAGCTCGCCCAACTCGACAATCCACTTGCCCCGGATCGCCTGAAACCCGTCTTTGTCGCCCAGGGCGAAAGGCGTGTCCATAAACCATTCACCGCCAAGGATGCTCATTGCGGTCGACTTACCGGCGCCTTGCGCGCCTTCGAGGATCATCACCGAGTCAGCTTTGCAGCCAGGCTTCATTACCCGCGCCACGGCCGAGAGCATCCAGCGCTTGCCGACCTTCGACGTATATTCGCTTTGCTTCACGCCCATGACGTTCGTGAGCCAGCTTTCAAGGCGCGGAACACGATCCCACTCCAGCTTTTGCAAGTACTGGCGCACCGGGTGAAAGGCGTGGTCATGGGCCACCACACTCACCGCCTCGATCACATGAGACGCCTTCACCCTTAGGTTGTACTGCTGTGCGAGCCACTTCATGACACGCATATCGTCGATATCGGCCCAGTCGCCCGTGCCACCACCGTAAGGGGCTGACCGCAGCTTAACGATCTTCGAACTGAAGGCGCTGTAACTGATGACCCCGGCCCAGCGTTCGTCATTGGCGAGGATCAACTCGACGTTCTGCATGTGCGCAATCAACGCACCGCTTTCGCTGCGGGCCAGCAGATCCTTCCAACCGCCTGCGGCCGGCGGCTTGACCACCGCCAGCACCTGGCGGCGCACCGCATCCAAACCTTCGGCGACATGCAGATCATTGAAGTCGGTCCACTTGTCTTCTCGTTCGCCGGAAAAGATCGGCGCGACTACCTGACCTCCAACGACCAACGCGGCGTTGTTCGCCTTCTCTTCACCAGGGTTCCAGGGCTCGCCATTTGGGCGCTTGGTCTTCCAGTCATCGTCACGGCAGACAATCAATGGGCATCCCGGGAAGCGTTCACGCATGGCCTTGCAGACCACCAACAAGTTGCCCGCATCGAAGGCGATGGCAACGGTCAGCGAGGTTGCCATGTGCAGGCTGGCACCGGTGGCGTACCCCTCACAGACCAGCACTGGCTCACCTGGATCAGGATGCGGCCCGATCAAGTGAAAAGCGCCCTCTTTGGACATCCCGTAGGGCCAGTAGGATTTGTCCCGGCCGGTGTCTTCCTGCTTACCAGGAAAGATCACCTGCAGGCCGACGATCTCATCCCGCACATTACACATAGGCACCAAAAACGCGCCGGAGCGCGGTGCGTATCGAACGCCGAAACCGACGATCTGCTTTCGGTCCAGATAATCACTACGGCCCTTTTCCGGCATGCGCTTAAACATACCCGCCGCCCGACTCGCCGCTCGACGCGCTGCATTGGCCTTAACCTCGGCAGCGCGGCGTTTGGCATCCTCCTGACGAGCGCGCATGACTTCACGCTCTTCTGGTGACATCCACCCGGCCTTGACCTTCACCTTTTGCGACTCACCCGAACGCCAATCACCGAAACTGCCGAAGATCAGCGTTTCATTTTTCTCAGTGTGATGCTCATGGACGACGTACCAACCGTTCTTTTCCGCGCCCCTGTCCTGCGCTGTTTTGCAGCGAGTCAGCTTGCTGAAAGTCAGCGGTAGTTTTGGCTCAAGACCAAAGTCTGCGAATTGATCCAGTACCTCATCGAGCATGGCGTGCCTCCCGCGATTCGTCGATGGACTGGCAGATCACGCATTGAGTGCAACCCGGGAGTGCGAGTCGACGAGCTTCAGGGATGGGATCATCGCAACCTTCGCAGAACAGGAATGAATGCGCCGCCGAAGCGGGCTTGGCGGCGTTACGTGCAGCGAGTGCCTGATCAAGACGCTCCTGCACCAGGTCGTTAGCGAAATCTGCAATATCAGCCAAGGTCGACACCTCGCGTTGTTTGATTAACGTAGGTGGCGCGGTTGAACATCCCCAGCAATCCTTGAATACCGCGAAAGACCTGCAGGCGAATCGCGGCCAGTTCGTGGTCCGTCACCACGCCGTCGCCGATACTCTTGGCCCATGTCTCAGCCAAGTCCGCGACCTGCCGAAAATACTCAGCAATGCCGGTGGTTAGGGTTTCAGGCATGTCGTTGGTGTACGCCTCGGCCAACTCCTGCCAAGTCGTATCTCCGACCAATGCATGCACCGCATCCAGAATGCGGCGGTCCTTGGTCAGCTCCAGGATCTCGCCAAATTCCTGAATGTTGACCGTGTGGCTTGGGTGCGTTGGAGACAGCTTGTGCTGCAGCGTAGTGGCGTTTCTGCCGGTGGTGGCGGCAATGGCAGCGGCGCCGCCGGGATAGTCCCGAGCAGCATGATAAAGCGCTAAATCGAGCGGCAGGATTTCCCGCTGCGCCCGTTCTACAGAACTCAGAGCGATTCGGCTCATGGCATTAATCCTTACAGGTTGCCAGTGCCGCGCGACATGTAGTGGTGATACATTTGCCGCGTGGCTTGAAAGGGCCCAAACGCCGGCTAGATCTTCAGGATCGACACCGGCACCGTGCCGAGGCGAACGATCCGTCGTTCACCTCTGGCGCAACAGCTGCCCAATCTGTGGTGGAAAAGGCAGCAACAAGGCATCCGTGCCTTGGAAAGCGCGATAAAGAGAGGTGGTTAGCATGTGGTGTGCCCGCCTATCTTTATCGCGACCCGACAGCGCTGTGGTGGTGCGTGCCGGGAGGAACTGGGCGGCCCTTGGGTCGCCTTTTTTCTAAGCAGCTTTTGATGTTTCCTGCTCTGGTGGAAAAACATCGTCAAGTGAGCAAGCGGCCCCCAATTGATTCAGAGCAGAGGTGATTGCCCTACACTCACTGAGGCCTGGCATTCTGTGACCAGACTCGTAGTTACTTAGCCTTGTCTGGGTCCAACCAAGCAGCTCACCAAGATCCCTTTGTTTTATCTGTGCCTCCTTTCTGAGGCAGGCAATTCGGTTCATGAATCTGACTCCTTTTGACTTCGCACACTCTAAACACGAATCGTGATTATTTCAACACGATAAGTGAGAAAAAAACATTTCATTACGTGATAAAAATTCCGAATGGAAACTTTAGGCTCCCGCATCAAGCGGCTCAGAAAACAAAAAGGGTTCAGCCAGAAACAATTGGCTGAAGAATGCGGCTGGTCATCACAATCCCGAATAGGGAACTACGAGAGCGACCTCAGGGAACCTAATCTCGCAGACCTGACACTGCTTGCTCCTGCGCTTGGCGTATCGATCGCAGAGTTAATTAGTGGCACCAATTCTCAACAACTCGTTCCGGCACAGGCCAATCTCGAACCGCAGATATTGAGCAGGGCACCCAAAAAGACAGCAGGCGTTGTCAAGCCGATTGGCCCTACGAAGGAAGGAGTGGTGCCAGTAGTAGGCACGGCAAAATTAGGAATGGATGGTTATTTCGAGGCACTAGATTTCCCTGTCGGGCATGGTGATGGCTATCTCCACATTTATAGTGATGACCCTAACGCGTACGGCCTCAGGGTCATCGGCGATAGCATGCATCCACGAATCAAAAGTGGCGAATACGTTCTCATTGAGCCCAACAAGATATACGTCACCGGAGACGAGGTGATGGTTCAAACCCAAGACGGCCGGTCAATGATCAAAGAGTTCATCTACCTGCGAGATGGCGTATATCGGTTTGACAGTGTCAACCAGGACCATAGCCCCCTACACCTCGATCAGCATGACGTCTCCAAGGTACATCTAGTGGGCGGGATCCTGAAATCATCACGGTTCGCGCATGACAAGCCCGAATAATCACATTTCGTGTTGACACGATAAACACAATGCGTGATATTTGCCTCACTCTTCCACCACAGAGCGAGGCAACACCATGCACACCACGGCAACGTTGCACGTCCATCCCGCGTGCACCAGCAACCGGAAACTGATCGAGCAGCTGCAATCCACCACCGGCTGCTTGATCATTATCCACAACAACAAACCCAAGCTCGTCGCCCAAAACTATCAGCCCTTCCCCTTCAACCCAAATGGCGGAGGGCACGCTGCATGAGCAAGTTCAAACTCGACAACCGCACTCTGCAGTTGCTCAATGCCCAGGTCAACCTGACCGAGACCTTCAATCACGTACTGAGATCGGCACCCAAACGTGAATCCTTGGCGTTCCGTCTAAAGGTTGAACGAGGCACATCGGAGACCATTTTCGTCGTCGAACTGGGCAGCGAACGCCACACGCTGACCTTGAAAAACGGAAAGAAAATGCACCTCAAACTGGCCGACTTCATCGAAGAAATTGCCAACGGCCCGTTCGACCCGAGCCACACTAGCGACCTGGAGCATCGTCCTCATGCAAGCCGCGAATACGGCCGGTTTGAAATCCAGGACAAACAGCGCGTGTTCGAGCTGGTGCGCACCGGCGGCATACTGAGTCTCGACATGGGCTTCGACGTCCCCCATCTCGCTGCAGCGGCAACCCCAGCCGCGCACGCAGCATGAGGGGGATGCCATGGAACGCACGCTCGCCCAAGCCGCAGCCCAACTTGGCCTGACCCGGCCCAAGCTCATCGGCCTAATGCGGGAAAAGGGCCTACTCAACGAACTGAAGCTGCCTGCCTATCCAAGTCGCGACCGCGAGTACCTGCGGGTCAAGGATGGACAGTGGTATCACGAAAAATTCGGCCTGCAGTACAGCCAGTCGACTCGGGTCAAGCAAGCCGGAATCCGTTGGCTGGCCGACCAGTTGAGTATCGACCTTCCTGCTATCCCGGCAGACAACCGTGACGTGGCCTAGGGAATATGCCCGCCAGATCATCGCCATGCGGACACGCGAGGAGCGCAATGCCGCGCTCCTCGAAGTGCCCAAACATCTGCGCGAGCTGACCAGATGCCACTGCCTGAATGCCTGGAATCAT